CATGTTACCACTAGCATCAAAGGCTAAGAAGTTTCCGGCTCTTCCAGAGGGTATTACAAGAGAGCCCCCTTCAGAATCGTAAGCGGATAGAGTTAGGGATCGCGCAGAATCGCGTTTTAACTCTTGACAAATAGAAAATATTTTTGTTAATTCTGCGTTAAGCACATCAGCACGAAAAGCACCGGCAACTGAATACCCAGTAAGCCTTGCAACGGCAATGCTGCGAGATAAAGTAACTTTTGCGTTTAAAGTTATTCCTGAAGTAAATACAACTTTACCACCATCAAGGGGTAAGTCCGACGAAGCAATTGACGCGCCCGTAGACTTACGTACATTGTAGTCTGTAATTTCAGTTTTTAAAACGCCGTCAACATAAACTTTGATGTCTGCCGTAGCAAAAATCATGTACGTAAAATTGAAGTCCGTTTGAGCGCTAGAGGCTACATATTGGTTAATCGCCGCTTCATCTGATAGTGCCGGAACTGTTACCATAATTTCATTTTTATTTTTTGGTTATCCCTAAAGAATTATTAAATTCTTCTTCCATTAAGTCAAGAGTTTGACGCACCCCGAGCATGGTCTGTAAGGGTAATAATCTTCGGGCTGCGTGGGTAGTGGATTGGGTAACATTTCCGCTAAGAATATCCCCAGACACTCGGGATATGTTATCTATCTGCCCAGAAGTTGGGCCTAATACCGCAGCGCTACCATAGTTTGAGTACTTACTGTCGGCGTGAGTGCCAAATATTTTTGAAATACCAACCTCACCTTGAGATAGTTTTTCAAGCCGATTGTTGTAATCCATCATCCACCCTAGTACCCCGCTTCTGTCAACTCCTTCTTGAATTAAAGTAGCCGTATCTGGCATCTCTTTGTTGTTAGCAGCTCTTTTATAAGCCGCAATTAAAGTACCAAATCCTACCATAACAGTTAAACCCTGTACAGTTTTTGCGTCAAAATCTTGAACTATTGGGATTAATGTTTTTTGGATAGAAGAAAAACCAAAAGATTGAAATTGGCCAAACAGTGTTAGCCCGTGTCTTGACATCCACAACGGCGTAGTGCCAATACCCGGGGTGACAATGCTGCTATCCGCAGCGCTCAATATTGTCCTGGCGTATACTTCTCCCAGCATTTTATCTTCTAGGCCCCATTTAGCAATGTTTGGGAAAACTAAATCGTCAACAATCTCTCCATGTTTTTTGACTAAGCTAACAATACGTTTGGCGTCCTCTGCGTCAATTCCGCTGCTGGCTAAGTCGGCTATTTGGCGCTTAGTAGCTGTGCCTTTAGCAACGGCGTCCATAGCGTCGTGCATATTGCTTTGCACAACGCCAGCCACCACTTGTTTTAAGCCTGAGTTCCAATGTTTAATACCAGTAACACCCATAGCTTTGCTACTGACAACATCGGCCACCCGTTCAAATTTTGTGTGTCTACCAAAATCATCCATAATATCGTTCATGGCGTTTAACCGGCCGTTATTAACTAGGTCAAGCCCAACGCCTATGCGGTTCATTTCCCTTCGATGCGCTTTAGCATACTTACGAAATTCTGGTGAAACTAAAGATTTAACCATTGGTTTGATTGCATAGGTCATTGTTTTACCCATACCCCCCGCCATTACCACTCTACCAATGTCTCCCAAGGACGATGTAAGCACATCTCCCAGCATAACCACTGTGTTGTATTGTTTGACTTGTTTTTGTATTCGGTAAGCCCAGCTATCCGGAGAAATGGTGTACCCGTAAGTGCCTAAGAGTCTGTCGCGTAAAGCAAAGAGGTCAGAAATGTCTTGCTCTTCCCTAGCTTTTAAAGAACGTAATTTCTTAGGGTTGTCGATGGCTCCGGCTTTTAACGTAGCATACTCATCTTTGACCCCTTGTATCAGCAAAGATTTTGCGTCAGTTAAAGTATCAGTTAAAAATTCTGGCCCAAATCTTTTGCTTAACCGAGTGCGTGAAGACATCAGCTTTGAATATTTGGTCGCTATTTGGTTTGCGTCCATGACTAAAAAATCTTCTAGCTCAGTATTATCCATCAATAGTTTTCTGCTTTTAGAAAAAGACGGTTTAACTGACACTCCGACGTTGTCGTGTAACACGCTGCTTGAAGCACCCATAACGTGGTCGTAAACGTCTAACGCCATTTTTTGAAAATACCTATCATCTAAACCCTCAACTGCGTCTTCATAAATTCGCAATCTATCCCCGCTAGTAGCTGAAGAATATTCTCTCTTAAAATAGTCAGTTATTACTTTTTGAAATTTAGCCGGGTTAGAAGAAATTGCCGCGCGGTCATAAACACGAGGGAAATAAGTATTCATTTTGGCGGCCACACTATCGGGGTCTGTAAAAAACCCTTTAATTTCTAGGCCTTCTTTAGCGTAGTGTTTGAAAATATCTTCCCTTATTTTAGACGCTGACGCGGCTACTTCAGGTATTTCAGAGACTCCGTTTCGGTTTAACGCTTTTGAAATTTCAACTTGAAACTCCGCTTCAGTCAATCTGGTCTTAGGGTCTTTAACTTTAAATTTATACAATCTGAATTGATCTCGATTATGCTGAATTACTCCGGCAAGCCGGCCTTCGTCTAAACCACGTTCTATCTCCACTGATTGGGGGGTAGTGATTCCTTGGTAATTCTTTTTAAGTTTTGGAACAAAATCTGAAAGCTCCTGCATGGCTAATCTGCTTGTAACGACAGGACTACTTATCAATCTCAAATTAGGGTCTTGCCCCATAATCGGCTTAAACACAAAGCCTCTAGCCATTGTGTTTTCGTCCAACAATTGCTCTCTTGTTTTTTTTACTACAGCCGCAGAACCCGCCGATTTATTAACAACTTCTTGAGAGCCAAGTTTAATATCCTCAATAAAATCTGTGACATCTAATTCTTTTTCTAGCTGAGTAACCAAAGGTTTGTACGCAGGTGTTTTAGCAAATACTGCGTGCGTTCCCGCGCCTAGCACCCCTGATAGTAAAGCCCCTACTGAGACATTTGCTGCCGACTCTCCTAAAGTTCTAGTCTGTTGTTGCGTGTGAAGCAGAGCCTCTTGAGCGGCTATGGACCCCGTGGCCACCATAGCAGTTCTAGCCCCCATAGTTAAAGCAGAAGCAGTTTTAGCCCCTTTTATAACTAAACCAAAAGGCAGTAAATTTGTTAGGGAAAGTGTCCCTGCGGAGATTCTAGCCGCTACCCCTAACCAACCGCTATTTGCTAAATATTCGTTGCCTTCTAACTCTTGGTCTATCTGTTCTTTTACGGCGTTAAAATGCTCTTCATTTTCAGCTAAGCCAAAATTTTTGCCATACTTAAGCTGATAATCTAATGGCAAACTTTGAAAGCTTTTTGTCCAATCAAAATTTGGGTCAAAAGTGTTATTACCTCTAGCTTTATTTGCCGCAAACGCTCCGACCTCGTTGTCTAACTGAAAGGCGTATTTAAAAGCTTTTCCCACTTCGGGCTTAAAGTCGGGTGTTAAACCTGGTGGGGTTGTCTCCGTCCGGATCAAGTCAGGTAAAACAATATCGTTTTGATTAGAAATTAAAGGCATTAGTTTGCAGACCTCCGATAATACCGCGCAACAATTTGATCCGGTAACTTGTCTAACTCTTCTTGAGAGTAAGCCAGGCTTGGCATGTTTCTAGTTTGTTGCGCCATTAAATCGCGAACTTCTTTTGCGTTTAAATCATCGTACATAAGGGGCTTACCAAGTGTCATTTGACGATCAAGTGGTGGGTTGCGGTAGTAACGGCTTTTAATTAAAGCAGGCATAACTTTCATTTCAGATTTAGTATACGAACCCGGATTCTGTTTATTTTGCGCTTGCATAACTTGCCGCACATGATCCTCAGAAAGATTTTCTTGGGCCGCAAATTGTTGCAAATCACTCGGTGAAGGTTCCGCAGCACCAGCATCAGAAATAAAAACGCTAAAGATTTTATCGCCAAGACTAGTTTTTGCTTTAACGTCTTTTGTAGATTGTTTTAGGGCCGGATCTTTTGGTTTAGATATAAGCGGTTTAGATATGAGGGGCTCATTAGGCGTACCTCTCCTACCCATTAAGCGAGCGTCCATTTCAGCGGTAACACGTTTGTCTTCAACCTCTTTCTTATACGCAGGCCGCCAACGTGATTTTGCGGCATCAGCAACGGGCTCAATCACGCCGTCTTTATTTAAGATTAAAACTTGATAAGACGGGTTATTGCCCCATTCGCGCGCTGTGCGGGCGTCATATTGCAAAAAAACTTTGTCATCCGAAATGTCTTTGTATTCGGGCAAAGATCTCAAGTTTGTCATTAAAGATTTTTTTAATTCAACAGTGTCAAGTTTTGGATAGGCCTTTTCAATTGGGTATTTTGTTAATTGTTTTGATTGGCCATTGATTGCGGTAGTGCCCCAAGAAGATTTAAAAATTCGGTCAGCTTGTTGTCTTGCAATATTCTCATCGCCATTTGAATTTAAATACGCGGTTTCATAAATCCTATTGTAATCATTAACTGCGGCGGCCTCAACACCTAATTGGCGGTTGGGTAACGTTGCGTCTCTGGACAAAACATCTTCGTCAAAAAGATCAGCGACGTGTTTAATTGTTTTTGCATTGCGAGTAGTTGCATCACTGCCTTTAGCTTTCTTTAAATCCTCAAATTCAGCTTTTAAAATTTCGATTCTGCCAGGAGTAATATTGACAGTAGAGTCCTCAACTCTTTTCACAGCTTCTTCGTTTGGCGTTCCGGCTTTAACCAATTGGTCAATCATCATAGCTTGTGTGACGTCTTTGTTGTCAAAATCGTCAAGTGCTTGCGGTTTTGTTTCTATTATTCGGCCCACTAAATCAGCGTAAAAAACTTTGTCTTGAACGTTTCCGCCGCGAAAAACGCCGCGAATTTTTCCTTGCAAAGAACTTGGCACAACGCCAGACGCTTGTATAAAATTAGTTAATAAAGTTTTTTGCGCCGCAGGATCTTCCATTGCTGCCATTTGGGGCAAAACAATTTCCGTGTACGCCATATCTACCGTCTTTTTATCGTCTGAATTTTGAGGATCGATGTAATCTTTTCCTTCAAGAACGCGCGCCATTTTTTGAATTGACTCAGATTTTTTAATTTTTTTCTCTGTGGCATTGTCCAAAGCTTTAAAAAGCGCTGCTTTTTTTTCCGGGGTAATTTGTTGTCTTGATTCCGCCTGCTGCACGTCTTCATAAGTAGCTTCGCCGCGTTCAACACTAATCTCTAAATCTGCGTTTATGCGCGCTTTTTGTAGCGCAGCCGCGGCATTTTCTTGCGCAAAGGCTTGCTTCTTAGTCGATTCAATCGTGTCGCTGTAGGCGTTAAGTTGTTTTACAATGTCTTCTTTGTCGTTAACATTAAGGCCCGCAGGCAGTTGGCCTTCTTGTTGAAAAGAAAAAATTGCTTTGGCTCTTGCGTTTGGCCCAAGTTTTTCTAAATACGATTTTTGTTGTGTGATTAGTAAATCTTTTCGAAAACTTTTT